TGTATGAGATGGCTAAGACCGCTGATTCTGTTTGGAATTGGCGGTTTTCTGTATGTGCTGATTGAACTTTTCACAAGAGGACGAAGTCACTGGTCCATGTTTCTGGTTGGAGGGATGGCGTTTTATCTGATCGGATGTATTAATGAGTATACACGAAGAGATCTTGCAATGCGCTGGCAGATGGCAGCAGGAGCTATCATCATAACGTTATTGGAACTGATTGCCGGGATTATTGTGAATATCATATTAGGATGGAATGTGTGGGATTATAGTAATTTGCCTGGAAACTTATTAGGGCAGATTTGTCCACAGTTTACAGTATTATGGTTTCTCCTTTCAGCGGTAGCGGTGTACCTGGATGATTGGATCAGATGGTTATTGTGGGGAGAAGAGAGACCAAAATATAAATTTTAAAGAAAGAAGTATGGCTATGGAAACAATTATTTCAGCCTGCATCTCAGCAGGCGTAACGCTAGTGATTTGTCTACTGAACAATCACGGACAGCAGGAAAAGACAAGAGCTCTTATGGAATACAAGTTGGATGAGCTGACAAAAAAGAGTAGATAAGCACAACAATGTAGTTGAGCGAACATACAGTATTGAAAAGAGACTTTCTGTTCAGGAGGAACAGATCAGAGTAGCAAACCATAGAATTAGTGATTTGGAGGGAATTGAACATGAACATTGAAACATTAATGCAGTACATGAGTTACATTTTGGCAGGAATCGGAGTGCTGGCTTTCTTGGTCAGCGTGATCGTGCAGACAATCAAGGAGATGCCGGCACTGAAGAAGGTACAGACGAATGTTGTGGCACTGATTACATCTCTGATCCTGACACCAGTAGCAGTAATCGTCTTGTGTACTTATTATCAGATAGTAATTGAGTGGTATTACATTTTTGCATCATTCATTGCTGCATTCATCGTCTATTTAGTGAGTACTGGTGGCTGGGAGAGAGTGACAGAGATGTGGAACAGAAACGCATATAAGAAAAAGTAGAATTGCACCAGTGCAAGAAAGGAGAATATTATGACAGAACAGACGGTAAAAGAAATTATTAAGAGTTTCGCCTACGGACTTTCAGCAAAGGAAATCTCTGATAACGAAGGGACTTCACTGGAAACTATGGAGAAATTTGCAGAGGAACACGCAGCGGAGATTGAGCAGAAGAAAGCAGAACTGAAAGAAGGTGGATGGTATGAGTAATCTGATTATTGACGTATCTTATCATAATGGAGTTATCAACTGGGAAAGAGTCAAGGCGTCAGGTTGTGCCGGAGCTATTCTTAGATGTGGTTACGGAGACGATATCGCATCACAGGATGATAAACAGTGGATCCGCAACCTTGCAGAGTGCGAAAGACTTGGAATCCCGGTAGGAGTCTATCTGTACAGCTACGCAACTTGTGACAGACAGGCACAGAGCGAGCTTGCTCACATTTTAAGACTGATTAAAGGTCATACCTTCCAGTTACCTATCTTCATTGATGTTGAGGAACCAGGCACACAGGGATACGCACCTAAATGCTGTGAGATTGTCTGCGAAGGACTTAAAGCAGCTGGATATACTCCGGGAATCTACGCGTCACTGAGTTGGTTCAACAACTATCTCGGCAATGTACGTGGAAAATATGTTGAGTGGATGGCAAGATACAAGAATCTTCCGGAGGATACTTACAATGGTCAGTATGCGATTTGGCAGTATTCTTCTGATGGACAGGTAGATGGAGTTAGTGGAAGAGTTGATGTCAACCATTGCTATATTGAGTTTGGAGGAAGCGTTCAGCCTGTCACACCTTCTGTCAAGCCAGCACCAGCTGAAAAGAAAGATTTAGGACAGGTCGATATCACATATCAGGCTTTCACAGATAAGTGGTGGCCGGCAGTAACAAACAAAGCGGACTGGGCTGGCAAAAGTGATGATGTTCCAATCAAGTGGCTTGCCATCAAGGTAAGCAAGGGAAGTATCCGGGCGCGTGTCTATACACAGGCTAACGGATGGCTTCCATATCTGACATTCGGCAACAGCTATGATCTAAACGACAAGAAGAATGGAATCCTCGGAGACGGTTCAGAGATTCTCGCAGTTGAACTGTACTACATTACACCGGAAGGATATGAGTACCAGATGGTTCACTATAGAGTTTCTGTCCGGAATAACAAGAACTTCTACGCAGATCAGGTCGATACACTGAAAGCAAGTGGCATGGACGGATTTGCCGGAGATAAGAAGAGATTCATTGACAAGTTCCAGGCTTGGGTTGAATAATTGAAAAATGAACCATACCGTGCTATACTTAACTTGTTCAGGGAAAAGCATAACTGGCCGAAGCGATCATTATGGTTTCGGATAGATCCCCCGGAGTAAATGACTCCGGGGGATTGAATATTGTATCATCTATTTTATATAGTATTTTGATAGAAGAAAAAACGAGTTTCTTCATATTATTATGTAATTCATTTCCAAAAGAATTGGGATAAAGAACTTGCCCATATGGAGATGATCTGTGCAATTATCTATCAGCTGACAAAGAATTTGTCACCGGAAGAAATTGAACGTTCCGGTTTTGCACCGTATTATGTTGATCATACACTGGCATTATGGCCACAGGCAGCCAGCGGAGCTCCGTGGACTGCAACGTATTTCCAATCGAAGGGAGATCCGATTACAGATCTTCATGAAGATCTTGCAGCAGAGCAAAAAGCACGGACTACGTATGATAATATCCTGCGGCTGATTAAAGATCCTGAAATCTGTGATCCGATCCGTTTTCTGAGAGAAAGAGAGATTGTGCATTATCAGAGATTTGGTGAAAGTCTAAGAATTGTACAGGAACATCTTGACAGTAAGAATTTCTATGCGATCAACCCAGAATTTGAATGAAGATGAAGTGTTTATTTTGTGAAAGGGATTGTCAGACGGCAATCCCTGATTTACATTTTATGTAAATACTGCTCAAAAATCCCCCTTTACTTTTCCCTATAAATCAGATATAATATACGCGTTGATGGGGAAACCATAACAATTAAATATACGATCAATGGGGATACTGTGATGTTATACTCACAGTATTTTTCTGTTTTTCTGATGAAAGGGACTTTTTTCCCTGAGTAAAAGAGGCTATAATAAAAGAGATTTATTGTCGGGTGTAAATATACGTTACTGTTCACTCCCGTGTCAATCACTCCGCTGATTGACACGGAGGATGCATGTTTTGGCTTGAATGCATCTCGCCCCATCGCCAAAGGCGATTTAAAATGGCGAGATGCGTTGCTGGTCGCACAACGTGTGAACAGTAACAAATATACAGTTGACAGTAATTAAAAAAGGAGAAGGCATATGTGTGGATTTGCAGGATTTGTCGGAGAAGTTGATGACAGAGAACAGGTACTTGTTAATATGATGAATACAATCGTACACAGGGGACCGGATAGTGCGGGAAAGTATGTGGATGAAGATGCAGCACTCGGATTTCGCCGTCTGAGTATCATAGATCTTTCTTCCGTTGGTGATCAGCCGTTGTACAATGAGGATCGCAGCATGGTTCTTGTATTTAATGGAGAGATTTATAATTATCAGGACCTGAGAGAAGAACTGAAAGCGGCAGGTCATGAGTTTGTATCGAATACAGATTCAGAGACACTGATTCATGGATACGAAGAGTGGGGCGAGAAACTGGTAGACCGTCTTCGCGGAATGTATGCTTTTGCAATCTGGGATACAAAGAAGAAAAGATTGTTTGCAGCGAGAGATATTTTCGGAATCAAACCGCTGTATTATGCGAATATGAATGGTACATTGATGTTTGCTTCTGAAATCAAAGCATTTATGGAGCATCCGAAGTTTGATAAGGTGTTCAATGAAGAGGCACTTGGAAACTATCTTTCTTTCCAGTTTGTTCCTACGAATGAGACATTTTTTAAAGGGGTGTTCTGTGTACAGCCAGGACATTATTTTACATATGAAAATGGAAAAATGAACATTACACGTTATTTTGAACCTCATTTTACAGGTGATTGTAAGAAACCGTTTGAGGAAGTTGTGGATGATGTAGAACGTGTGATGAAGGATTCCGTTGAGAAGCATAAAATCAGTGATGTAGAGGTTGCTTCTTACCTTTCCAGTGGTGTGGACTCCAGTTATCTGACTTATCTGGGACAGGTGGATCGTACCTTTACAGTCGGTTTTGATGAAGGTAAGTACAGTGAGATCCAAGATGCAAAGGAATTTGCAGCAAGCATTAATATGAAGAACGATGCGAAGGTGATTTCACCGGAAGAATATTGGGACAAGCTTTCAGATATTCAGTATTATATGGATGAGCCGGTTGCAGATCCGGCTGCAATCGCACTTTATTTCCTGAGTGCAGAGGCTTCCAAGAAGGTTAAGGTAGTTCTTTCAGGAGAGGGATCTGATGAATTGTTTGGAGGATATAATATTTATTGTGAACCTTTGGAACATACTTCTTTTAATAAAATACCGATGCCGGTACGCCG